TGCTGAGAATGGTTCAATAACTACGGAATTACGTGGTGACACAGTAGTGTCTGGAACTGCTAATACTCTTGTTGGTCATTACACGGAAACATTAACTGCTCCTGTAAATACTACGTTGTTGAGATTAGTTAACACTGGACGAGGAAAGATTGACAATGTGTCAATCAGAGAACGTGTTACTGGTCAAAATGCATGGTCAATTGGCGAAGGTTGGAACACTGATGCTGCAAAAGCATACATCAATGGTTCAATCGCATCTTCCACTGAAGTTTCTCAAACTCTTGCTATAGACACAGGTAAACTTTATGAAGTTAAATACCTATTAGGTAATGTAGATGATGATAATAACGGCATGACTGGACGTATGCGTGTTGCATTAGGAACTAATCCTAACCAATTGATTTCTAACTGGAATTTTGATATTGCCGACCCTGCATTGGTTAATTGGGTTAACTCGGATTCAAGTGTTTCTATAAATGGGGAACGTTTGTATTTCAACTCTTCAGTTGATGGTACTTCGACTTACACATTATCTAATGCGTTGGTGAATGGTGTTAAATATGAAGTGACGTTTGATACTGATCTTCTGACTGAGAATATTCTTAACTTCACTGCTGGACCAGGTCCAACTGGAACGCATAGTCACACCTTCCAAATGACTGAGGCACAAGGTCTATGGTTACAAGAATCAACTGAAAACTCGTTAACGGTTACACAAACAGACGGTTATCATGCTGAGACTTATACTCATGACTTTACAGTCAAATGGTTGAACATTGGTGGTACTGACCAATATACAATAACTGAACAGACAAATCCTGAAGGACATGATGAATTAGTATTAGTTTCTACTACTATTAATAATCCAACTGTTGATTTTGTTATTAATGGAGTTACATTAGGAACTGTCAGTACATCAGGCATACATCATATTGACTTTATTGGACTTGCTTCTAATACTTTAATTTTAAAATTAAATGGTACTGGAGCTGTCAATTCTATTAAGTTAGTCGAAGAAACCATTCCTATTATTGATTATAACACTACTGGTTTAAATCAAGATGGTGAAAAGGTTTATCACGTTCGTGCGGGTTCACATGACCAAAAGATCCACTTTATTGGAGAAGTTGATGACAATCCTGCTGAGGAGAATAACCCATACTATTCAAATGTTGGTTTTGAGGGTTCTATTGACGATGTTTCAGTACGTGAAATTATTGAAAATTGGACTTTTGCTCCGCAAGAAGGTGGTGTTGCTTATGTAGACCAAAACACTAAACAGATATATACTTCAGGTGCTGGCCCAGATGCTCGTGGAATTGCCCATATCACTTTTGAGATGGAAGATGAAATGAGTTATAAAGTTGCTCTTAAAGTTGATAGACCAACTGATTCAGTTCTTAAATTAGGTCCAACACCAGATAGTGATACATATGGTTCATTATTGATTGAAGATACATTAACGGGCGGTGTCTATGATGAGGCTCGTGACTTTACGTTTAAGGCAACTGTATCTGGTACTTGCTACTTGACTCTTTCTACTACTGGAACTGGATTTACTTATTGGGACGATATATCAGTTAAGACAATTCCTAAACTTTCTTCTGATGAGTATTTATTACTTGCCAGATCTATGAACGTTATGGGTGTTCCAATTGGTGGAGAAGATAGATGGAATGCAAATCATCATGATAATGAGAACTTAGACTACGTTGGACAACCAATTGCTGGCATGAGGACAATGGAATCGTTTGGTGAATCTGTTATTGAAGATTACTATGACGTTAATAGACGTGGTAATGAAATTCTCAACCCACCAATAACTTTAATTTCTACGGATGTTACCACAGGACACAGAAGTGTTGCTGAAATTGTTCCTTCATGTACAACTAACTTTGGAACTGAAACTTACACTATCGAAACCCAATGTGAAACAATAGTTGGTGTATGGACTCCTACAGTAGTTGCGCATTGTAGTAATGTTAACTACCCATTACAGGTTGATTGTGAAACCGATTTCGGTTGGTGGACTCAACCAACATTAGGATCTTGTTCTAATGCCCTATATTCTTCTGAATATGGTTGTTTGGGTGCAGGAACTTGTTCTAATGTAACCTATTCGTTTGAATATACGTGTATTGCGGCAGGAACTTGTTCCGATCCAGTATATAACGATAATGAATTGGGTTGTATAGACTCTGGTGGTTCTTGTTCTGATGGCTCATCGCAGACTTCTGGAGCATGTTATGAAAGTGATGGTACTTGTACTGATGGCACAAGCACAAATAGAACTGACTGTCTAAACGCTAGTGGTACTTGGACTCCAACTCATACGTGGACTCCTGTTAATACATGGACTAATGCTGGACATACATGGACTTCTGCTGGACATACATGGACTCCTGGACTTCCAGGTTACTGTTCTGATGGTGTGCAAACAACTGAAGAGGCATGTGAAGGTCCACGAGGAACTTGGATTCCAACTGTGAACGAATATTGTACTACTGATATTGCGTTCTTAACGGTTAATAATCAAGGTGATTGTGAGAGTCCTAGAGGTTCTTGGGATGCAACTGTTGTTGATTCTATAGATGGTCAGTGGGTAGAAATACTCGGTGACGGTATTGACTTTAATTACACAATAGAGTTAGGTGGTGTAGCACAACCAGTGTATCAAGCAATAAACTTACCATATAAGGTTAAGTTTATGGTCGCACCGACAACACCTCTTGGTGCTCAGGTGTTGACTGTTACTAACTCTGATGGAGATACTGCATCATTCGTAGATAACGACTTTACGGTTACTGACCGACTTCGTATAATTACTGTTGTTGACATAAATACAATTACTGGAGCAGGTTTTGTTACTGCGGATACTGTGGTTGAGTTTATATCTACTGGCACTACGACTATTGTTGATACACCTGCTGTAACTGTAGTTGACGCAAATAACATAACTGTCGCACCAACCTTAACTGCAGGAAATTATGATGTTAGGGTTACAAACTTAGACGGTCAAACGTTTACTGAGGTGAACTGTTTAACAGTATAAATTAGGAAAAAACAGGGGGATTAACATTCCCCCAATATTGTATACATAAAGCAAAATAACTATTATAAATAGTTGTAATGATAAGAAATTAATTTTTGGAGATAACGAACAATGTCTGTCACACTATCAACCATTTCAACGCAAGTTGACCAATTTAACGATATTCCTGATATCAGCTTTACAGGTATCGACATCACCGAGTTCGTTGAAGAAGTAGAGATTTATACAAACACCCCTGCGGTGATGATTCCAACCAAGTTGAATGCTATGGCAGCAAATATGAAGACTTGGTTAAATTCTAATGTAACTACTCCTCTAGAGAACCAACAAAACACATTCAAAGATGAAGTCGTTGTAAGAACTAATACTGCTATGAATGCAGTTGAGACTTATATGAACGATGAAGTTGCTGCATTTGTTAATACGGTATTCGTGCCTTGGGCAAACACTGCTGGTACTGAACTATCTACTGCTTCAAATTTATTGGAAGCAAATGTTACTACGCAAATGAGTCAGTTACAAACTGATTATACTATTCACGTACAAAATCAGGATGCTATCATCCAGCAAGCAATTGCTGATATGATTACACAGTTGGCACAATACACTACTGGTGCTGCTAACTCTGGTTATTCTATTCACCAAACTAACTTGTTGATGGGTGATTTAACAATGACTCGTGAAATTGGTTTTGATGATTTCATGTACACGAAAGATGATCAAATTTCCTTTGCTGAAGAAGGTATTAACACAACCCACCATATTGCATATGATAGACTAGGTGGAATTAGTTCATTCGGTGAGTCTATGCTTATCTCTGGTGAACCACGTCCATTCTACCAACATCTTAGACTACAGAACGAAGCTGCTACTGGTTCTACTTCTATTGAAAAAATTAAAGCATATAACATATTCAAATCGGTATCACAAACTAATATTAACTCTTTCCGTGCTACTGCCCATGAGGCGGATGGTACTCCAGGAGTTGATTTAACCATTCTTAATAACACATCAATTGCAGATGTTGATAACCCAGAACTAATCCTTCGTCGTGGTTCTTCTAACGCATTGATGTTTGATGGAATTGATGATGGTGACCTTATTAAAATTTCTACCCTTGCAGGAGCAATATATAACACTGGTGTTGAAGGGCAGTATGCAGAAGATTACGAAACAATTATGTTTACTCCAAGTTCTTCTTATTGCCATGATGGTTTATCATCGGTGACTGGTTGGGGTGTAACTGCTGATATGAATGCTTCTGGTATTGACTCTGATGGTGGTGATTTTGAAACACCACTTTTATGTGAGAACTATGCAACGGCTGCTGTTGCCCTCTTAGATGATTTCTCAAGAACATACGAAACGCAAGTTTCTGGTGAATCTTATGATGCCGATTTATCGGACGGTCTTACTTATGTTGTAGAAATAACAGACGACACGGGCGTTGTAGACACATATTCCTATACTATCGATGCAAATACTACATTAGGCACAGGAGCAATCATTAATGCTATTTATGATGATGGTGTTTCTGATGTAACAATAACTAATGCTGGTTCAAAATACTCAGAATCTACTTTTGCTAGGGCATTCGATTTAGGTGCCGTAGATGTAGCAGGTTCAAGTGAAACTAAAGCAGAAGCCACGTTTACACTAAGAGACGGTATGATAGATTCAGTTGCTGTAATGGCACCTGGAACTGGTTATGTCGGTTATTGGAATATCGCTCTTATGGACAATGGAAATGGTCACGTTCATAATCTTCAACTAACACAAGCAGAAATTAATCTTGTTAAAACTGGAACATCTGTAGTTTCTACTACGATAGAAGCAGGTCACTCGCATGACATCACGGTTTCTTGGAACGCATTTACTGAAAAGTTTGAGTTTGCAAGAGATCCTGCTGATGCTCATGACCACGGTCCAGTCGAAGATTCTCACACAATTAACCCATCAATTACTGTTGGTTTCACTACTTCTACTGGTTCTGGTGCTGCAGGGTATGTATTACTTAACGAAAGTGATGAATTAGACAAAGTCATTATCACTGCTGGTGGTTCGTTGTATGTAATTGGTGACGCTGTTACGATTTCAGGTGGTGGTGAATCAGTTTCGGGTGCGGTCCAACATACTATCGCTGATGGTGGTGTTGATGCTGTATCAGTAACTAATCAGGGAACTGGATACACAGATACTACTGCCAAAACAGTTAGTGTAGCAATTCAAAATAATGCTTTTGCTCCTTCTGAGATAACAGCTAATGTTGGTGATTCTATTGCATTTACTAACCTAGATATCGGTGCTCATACAGTACAAAGTGCTGCGTTTGATTCTGGTGATATTCCTCAAAATGCTGTATTCACCTATGTAGTTACACAAGACACAGAATTAACTAGAAAATATGAAATAACAGATTCCTATTCTGGTGCAGGTGCAAATCTATGGGTTCGGGAGAACACTGTATATGTTGATGTTGAAACATCAACAGGTGGTGGAATGAGGGGTGTTGCCACGGTAAATGCTTCTGGTAATATTATTGACATTGCAGTTGACCGACCTGGAAAGGGTTATGTTGCTACTGATGTTGTAAAACCAATTGACGTATCTGGTACAGGAGAAGGTGCATATGCTGATGTAGTAACGAATCGTTCTATTAACACAGTTACTGTCGATACTGCGGGTTCTGGTTATTCACAAGATACTGAGATTTTTATATACGATCCAACTGGAACACCAATTCTTGATGTCGGTGGTGCTGAGATAGGCAGGACGTATGGTTCAAATGCTTCTGTTAAAGGAGTCATTGCTCTAGTAACGGTTCCTGCATTTTGTTCTCTCTCACAGTATACTGACCAGTCAACTTGTGAATCAAATGCTGGTACTTGGACTTTAGAAGTCCCTCAAGGTGCTATTACTGAAGTTACTGTGACTCGAGCAGGAAGCAATTATGTTGACGTTGATATTATAATCAACGACCCAACAGGACTTGGAGCAGGTGCAGTATTATCAACTGATATTCATAACACAGTTACAGACATTACAATGACTGCACGTGGTACATCCTACGATGAACCGATTGTTAGAGTAATAGATCCGAAAGGAACTGTTGGCAGTAATGCTGGGAACACGGTAGGTGCTGGTTTCGTTGGAACTGTCGAACTCAATAATGGTATAGGTGATGTTTCTATTACTGAAGACTGGCATGATTATATAAACGGTCAAACACGTATTGTCGTGCTTGATGCGCATGCTGAACCAACTGGTTACGGTGCTACTGGTGTTGCGGCTCTTGGTGGTGCAGGTAATGTTTCAAACATAGAAATTAGTAACCCAGGAAGTGCATATAAAACTCCTGTTGTTATTGTTGCTGGTCCAGTTCAATACACTGGTGGTTCTATTAATGCTGCTGCAACAGATTATGCCCTATATGGTCCAGAAGGAAACACTAACTCGTCTCCGTTCTCGTCGTCTAATACTGCTGGAACTTCATTTAAGAATGGCATATTAGTACAATGGGGTGCTTATCAAGGACACTCATTGAATGACAAATGGACATTCACGTTACAATCTTGGAAGAAAGGTACACCAGATTCACTTGTGTATGAATCTTCAAGATATAACGGGGCGGCAAATGACATGAGGGGTGTAATAACTCTGAAAGATGTTTGGGATGTTTAACAAAAACTATTATAAATAATTACGAATACATAAGAAGGATGAATTAGAACTATGGATATTTTAACACTTGGTAAAATGAACCAGATGGCTAAAGATTTAGACCAAACAATGGAATTCCTAGCGAACTCTACCTTTGATACTCTAAAACTTGTTTGCGATACTCAAGTCGATATTTTAGCAACTCAAACAGGTCAAGTCGCCTGCTTGGAAACTACAACTCAAACAGGTATTGACAGTTTACTTGCCGCAGGCGGTGGAGGTCAACCCTATAAAGAATTTATGATTTTGAATGATAATCATTGGTCAGTGACTAATGGTGGTTGTCATTTAACATGGACTGCACCTGCTAACATCAAATCTATTAAATTTGAAGTGCTAGGCGGTGGTGGACCAGGCGGTTCTGGTGGTTATGACCATGACATAGGTGTCGGTGGTTGGGGTGGCAACTATGCTGCTAAAACCATAGAAGAGGGTGTAGATTTCACTGCTGGAAGTTCAGTTTTTGAATTATGTGCTGGCGGTACTTCACAATGTGCTTGTTGTGGACATTGTCAACCTTGTCATACTGGTTGTGACTCATATGTAACTGGTCCAGGTTTATCAAACTTCTGTGCTACTGGTGGAGAAGGTGGTTGGACTGCATGGGATAAGTTATCTAGTTGTTACGACTGTTCTATTGGTGCTCAATGTACGATAGGTAATATAACATCTGGTGGTTGGGGACAATGCCAATCATGTACTCCTGGTTTCTTTGGTGCCGATTATGGTTTCACGGGAACTCCAGGAATGATTGCTAAAGGTTATGACTGCTGTAATGAAGTTTCTACTGGACGTGGTGGACCAACTGGACCATTCGCAGGTTCTGGTTCACAAGGTGGTGACTCAAACCATTGTACTACTACTGGTATGGGTTGTTGTCGTGGACATTCTTATTTCCCAGGCGGTGGTGGAGCACATGGTGGTTTCTCTGGTGGTTCTGGTTGCTGGGGTGGATTCGGTGCTGGTGGACTTGTCAAAGTGTCTTACTCGTAATAAATTAACAGGAAAAATAAAATGGCAGATATAAGCAAAACAATTACCTATAAAATACCAAACGAAAGGTATGGCACAGATGATTCTGGTGGAAAGACTTCCACGCACACATACGTTGGCCCAGCTAAACTGATGTTGCATATGTGTAAAACAAAGAACATGATTAAAGAAGTTTTTGATTTTGATAATCAGAGTGAACAACCAACCCCTTTAGACTTTTATGAATTAGAACTAGACTGTGAAGCGTCGGACGAGAATTGCATTAGATGTACTCTTATTGGACCTGCTGGTTATGATACTCCTAAAGTGTATGAAGTTGGTGTCGGACCAGCTGACCAACCAAATGCTACAGTCAAAGATCCAACTCACATTTCAGAAGTTTATGACCAAAATTCAGTTGTTCATGGTTACAATGGCTCCGCATGGGAGAACCTGACTTATGAAACTGGACGTGCTGGTGATGACTATCCTGACAACTCACATGGTCGTGAAAATTGGGATTGGGACTTCGTTAGAAGTAATAGGAATAAGTCATTAATTTCTACTGATGCTGCGACTTCTGAAGATATGCCTGATGCTATGAAAACTGATTGGGCAACATACAGACAACAGTTAAGAGATTTACCTGCCGATTGGGCAGGTGTACCAGTCGATTTAATCGCAATGCCTACAGCACCTGATGAAGCAGACTCTTCTGTATTTGCAGATCCCAATGTGCCTGTTGTTATGATTGCTGACAGAACTGCCGACGATGATGCAATAGTTGCGCAATTACCTAACAACGTTAATTAAGGAAAAATAATGGATATTTTAACACTAGGCAAAATGAACCAAATGGCAAAGGACGTAGATGCTACGTTGGAATACATGGCCAATGCCACATTCGACACATTACGTGACGTTTGTGTAAAACAAGCAGAAATTGATGCTACTCAAACAGGACAAGTTACTTGCCTAGATGCTGTCGTTGCCACAGGAGTTAATACTCTTGTTAATTTAGGTGGCGGTGGAAACGGTGTTCATGAATTTATGCTAATGAATGATAATCATTGGTCAGTGACTAATGGTGGTTGTTGTCTTGAATGGACTGTTCCAGCAAATGTTAAATCAATTAAATTTGAAGCATTAGGTGGAGGTGGTCCTGGTGGTTCATCTGGTGGTGACCACGAGATTACAGTAGGTGGACAAGGTGGTGGTTATAGTGCCAAAACGCTATATGCTTCCGATAATGATTTTGTTGGCGATGGTACAGACGTTTATACTTTATGTGCTGGTGGTACTTCAGAATGTTCTTGTTGCTGTCATTGTTGTATGGCGACCAGACAGGGTTGTACATCTTGGGCAACTGGTCCAGGATTATCTAACTTTTGTGCTATGGGCGGACTTGGCGGTTCGACTCCATGGGATAAGATGTCAAACTGTTACGACTGTCATATGAGTACGCAATGTTGTGCTTCTAACTACGATTCTGATTGGGGCACGCAAACAATTAACAACCAATCATATGGTGCCGATATTTGCTTTAAAGGATCTTCTGGTTCATATACTAGAAAATACGACTGTTGTTCAGACGTTCGAGGATGGTCGGGTGGACCAACTGGACCGTTTACGGTTTCTGGTTCCCCAAATGGTGGACACGCCTGTACTCAATGTTCAGGTTGTAGAGGTGGTCACTCGTTGTTCCCAGGTGGCGGTGGTCAAGGACACGCAACAGCAACCACAAGTGCTTGTTGGGGTGGATTCGGAGCAGGTGGCTTACTTAAAGTTACATACGCATAATATATTAGGAGATAATAGAAGTGGCTAAAACAATTACATACAAGATTCCTAACGAACGTTATGGTACTGATGATTCTGAGGGCAAAACTGCCTCAGTAGAATACAATGGTCCAGATACATTAGTTTGTTGGGTCATTAATAACGAACCTAAGACTCGAGTTGTAGATTCTTTCGCAAAGGAAGATGTTCCTGACAGACCTACTCCGTTAAACTATACTGCTGTGGAAATAGATGCAACTGCGTCTGACGAAAATGCAGTACGTGTAGCACTAATTTATGGTGGTATACCTGTCCAAATGCAACTAGAAGTTGATAATGGTGTTGCTGAAATTCCTAATAAACATATTGCAGATCCAACGGATATTAGAGAAGTATATTCTAAACCAAAAGCAATAGAAGATTGTATTGATTTAGATACAATGGAATGGACACCTTTGGCATATAGAACTGGTAATGTACCTAACAGAACTGACGAAAATTTACGTCAGATTAGAAATGGTTTATTGGATACCTCTGACCAAAAAATGGTAGCAGATATGCCCGCTGGTCTTGCTGCCGAATGGACAACTTACAGACAGACTCTAAGAGATTTACCAGCATTGACTGCTGCAATTGATAATACTTTTGTTACTTATCCGACTGCTCCAAACGAGACGCCAGATCTAGACCTTTCTGAGAATACAGGTCATTTGGTAAGGATTGCGGATAGAAGTGCTGCTCAACAGGCTGCAATTGATAATCAAACTCCTGCAAATATTACTTAATATTTCAGAAAATAAACAAG